GCACCAGTAGCTGCGGATGCTTCTTCTGCGATAACTTCTGCAAAAACATCTGCAAATAGTGTTGCTATAGATTTTAATATTTGACCAATACAACCTTTAAACCATGCCAATACTCTAGCAGGTAAACTAAGAATCCATTGTAAAATGGCTTTTAATCTAATAATAACAGCAAGAACATATTTCTGAAAATCTAAAATAGGTTTTATATATTCTTTATATATTGTCTTTATTTCTTGCGCTATTGCTTTGAGTTTGTTAATCAATGCAGATGGCACACCAGATGGGTCACTCAATCCTAAAAATCTTTGAATTGCTCTGATACCAGTTCTGATAGCCTGTGCTATTGCTTTTAAAAACTTTTTAACACCTATGTTTTTCTTCAACTCCAAAGAAAAGTCACAAGAATGTGCTCTAGATGAATTTGTTGCAGCAGTACTACTATTTGCAACACGACCTACGGCTGGAGATGGTATTGTTGGAATACCAACAACTTGACTGTCGTTTACAAAATTTGGTCTTGGTATATTTGTTTCAACACCAGATGCATTTGTAGAGGCTAATTTGACATCACTTGCCATTATGCGTCCCTCTCAGCGTTTGATTGATTAACATAAATTGATTCACCGTAAAAATTTTCTCCAGCTTGAACATCCGCATCACTACTTGAGGATGTTGTTTTAAAAGTAAATCCTGACAAATCAACACCTGAAGTTGATGTTGCGCCAGAAAATGGTGTTGCAGCCACACCTCTTTTGATTCCAGGTAAAACACCCATCATAATAGGAAATTGTGCTGCATCACCATCCATAAAAAAACCTACAATCCAATCACCTATTCTAGGTGTACAAAATGTATCAGCGTTATTTATTGGATGCATGGCAGCTGCCCAAGGTAAGTCTTTGGTTGGTAGTTTTTGTTGGTTATTGTCGTGCCAACCAAAAATTCTAACTTGGCATCGACCCATACCTAAAGGATCTACACGGGTCTCTACAACACCGACCCACCACCGAAAACCATCTTTACCTAGAAAATTTTCCATTATATCGATTCACCGTATGTGTTGTTTCCATAAAAATCTTCATTGCCTTGTATATCTGCATCTGCATTTGTTGTATTTACAGATTCTTCGTAACTAACACTAGTGCCTTTATTGTCAGAAAATTGCACGCCAAAGTTTTTAATATCATTATAGAAAGGAATAATACCAGAATTTAGTTTATTTTGCAATGTGTCTCCGTCAATATTAACATGATCTTCCACAGAACTATCTTTTGCAATTTCTAAAACAGTTTGATATGTAGATGGAGCAATAATGACATGGCGAACTGCATTAACCAAATAATTACCAGAAAAAAACTTGTCTAATTCTCTATTAGTTTCCAAAGAAATAGAATACAAATTGAATTGAATAACATCACCTACCGTAACATTTGGATCTCCAGGTATTGTTATTTTTAAAACATTATAGTTGGCCATTGAGAGTTCAGCAGTTCTATTAGGTACAAATTTTTCAATGCCGATATCTTCACCTAGTGTTTCATCTGATCCTTTTATGAAAGGAACTTTATCTTGATCTTTATTTGTAACTACAAGTTTTAATTTTCCTTCTGGTGATTGAGTTTGCGTTGCACCTTTTCTGTTTCTTTTAAAATTTACTGCATCATTTGAATTTAAACGTTTTGTATAATCTTTGTTGTAATTATAATCAGTAACGTTGAAGTTTCTTGTTATAGGGTCAATTGAAATTAAGCGACTTGCAAATGTACCAGAATCAATATCTTCTAACATATCATGTGTTTTGATAATTTCATAATTTAATACAGTTATTGCATCAGATTGAAATGATTGATACTTATCTGGTAAATTTATTGACTGATATTTGTATTTTGCATAAGGTCGTTGTCTACCTTTCAACATCATATTAGATAAAGATTTGAAATGAAATCCTGTTTTATTTTCAAAGAATATCATATCTGCTGTATTGCCGCCATTATAACTTGGTCTTGCATAATTTGACAACCAACTTATTGCTTCGATTGGTTTCATTCTTGGTATAACAAAATCATAAAGACCATAAGTTTCTTGTATGTTTATTTTTGAAGAAGGTATTCTCAGCTCTTGGTTTAATATGCTTCCTACCATTTCAGATATTTTTTTATCTTTAAAAACACGCACAAATTTTATCTGTTCGGAAACTAAAAGTTCTTCAGAACAAAAATACAAAGTATAAAACTCTACCATCATATTTCCTGATGGTACTCTTGGTCCAATTTTATATACTCTAAATTTTTTCTTTACTCCAGAATTTCCACCAGAACCTAAACTTTTATCAAACTGAACCTCAATTATTTCGTTGCCTGTTAATTGTAACTTTTGTACTATACCTAAAGCGTCAGTAACAGTAACAAAACCAGAAGTAACAAAGCTATAAAGATCTTCATAGTATGAAAATTCATAGACTAATTGTTTTATGTCTAAAGAATCTCCACTTCCAGTAATTAAATTTAATTTTTCAAGAGAAAAATCTTGTGAAAAAGCAATACCAGGACCATTAGCCATATATTATGCCATTAATTCAAACATTTCGGATTCTATTTGCTCTGTGTATGCAGAGTTAATAAGTTTTATACTTCTTCTCTTTTCATTTAAAAAATCTTCATAATCATAAGCGGAAACGGATTTTTTAGTTACAACAACTTCTACCAAACCTGTTGCAGTTTGTACTATAGATTTACCTTCTACTGTTGAATCCCAACTGGTTTGATCAAGTTGCACAGAAAAAATAGTTTTCTTATTTGTTGTTAAATCTGTTTGTGTTATTGTTTTTTCATAATGATGCAAAAGATTTTGTGTATTAATATTAGGGTATTTTTTTTGTAGATAAGTTTCAAATAATCGTGCAGATAATGGCCATTCCCATTGTGGATCTAATATGTTATTTGGCAATAAAACCATCCAATAACGATAAGGATCTTGATAATATTTTGCCGCAATTATTTCTGGTGTATCAAAATCTTGAATATTGTATTCATAATAAATTAAAGGATTTTTTAATATTGATGGTTTAACACTTGCTCTAGCAATTAAATTTGTATATAATACCGATACACCATTTTTTGTATATAAAATTTTTGGAAGATTATCAAAATATTTTAATGTAGCCATTTTAATATCCTTGATTAATCATATTTTTGTCTATGAGTTCTATTTCTCTAAAATTCATAGTAACTGTTGTTTGTACTGGTGCACCATCTGTATGTGCAGACCAACCGTTAGGTGCATAATTAACATCAATAGCAGTCATAACACTTTCTGCAACTCTCGAAATATGTCTGTTTCTTCTACCGTTAAATAAAAAATCTATATCAAAACTATTTGGTATATCATAGAACATACCAGCTTTACCTGAGTTTATCGTTGGTGCCATTGCACTTCTAAATTCTTTTATTATGTTTCTAACTTCTATTGCTTCTTCTTGTGATGTTGGTGTAAAAGTAAAAGCTAATTGATATTCCCTAAATGTTATACCATCAAATAAAACTTGTTCTCTTGGATTTATTGCTAAACCACTAACATTTAATAAAAGCCTTGTCGCTGGAGAATCTACGATTGAACTTACAGTAGAAGTTATTTTACCAATACCTGGTACAGCACTTGTTGCAGACACAATTACATCTTTTAATGATGTTGATCCATAACTTGCAGCATAAGGGAAAGCAACAGTATCGGGCATATATAATGCTATTGTTTTTATTGGAGTCTTTTTTCTTTGTGTAAAAGAACTATCTGTAGTTGCTTTGATAACTGTTTGAGTTGTATCTGCAAGTACTTGAGCACCTGTCTTTATAAAATTGACTCCTTTTTGCAATGTATCACCACCAGATGTTGATGCAAGTTCATAACCACTAGTTATGGTGTTTTTAATATCGGTTACTAATTTTATAGGTTCAACTTTATTAATTGTGAAATGAATGAAATGGCCTTTTGTTGCAGAACTTAAATCTTTTGGATATTTGTATGCAGCAATGTCATAACGAGAGGTTCCAAATAAAACACCTAATGGTCCACCAGGTACATTTGTAATTCCTGGTATAGCAACTCCACCAAGGGAGTCTGGAATAGAAATTATGGCCATGGGAATCTCTTTTAAGAATTGAATATACATATTTATATGGCATACCAAGGATTATTCAAACCAAGAAATCCACAAAAATATGTGGGTGACTTTAAAAACATAGTTTATCGTTCTTCGTGGGAATGTAGGGTGATGGACTGGCTTGACCGCAATGAAGATGTGATATCGTGGGCATCTGAAGAACTTTTCATACCTTATATGTCACCAGTTGACGGTCGTAGACATAGATACTTTCCAGATTTTTTGGTTAAAATCAGATCAACTAATGGTATCAGAACAGAATTATTAGAAATCAAACCTAAAAAACAAACACACCCACCAGAACAAAGAAAAAGAGTAACAAAGCAATATATTCAAGAAGTTGCAACTTGGGGTGTTAATCAAGCCAAATGGAAAGCAGCAGAAGAATACTGCAAAGACCGTGGATGGACCTTTAGAATCATTACAGAAGATCATCTGGGGCTCAACTAAATACTGAAATGGCATCTATCCTCAAAACACTTTCATCCGGTCTAAAGTCAGAACAGGTTCAACCTATGTCTGGTGATTCCATGAAATGGTTGATGACTAAGATTGCAGAATTAAAAAATCCACTCAAAATACCAACCGAGATGAGTAGAGATGCTGGTCGAAATGTTACAAGATTTGGTCCAGGAAAGTTGTATTGTTTCTACTATGATCCAAAAGGTAAGAGTGAAATGCCATATTATGACAGATTTCCTTTGGTATTGGTATTACAGAAAGATCCAGATGGTTTCCTAGGATTAAATCTACATTACCTACCAATAAAATACAGGATTGCCTTTTTAGGTAAGCTTTTAAAATTTGCGATCCTAGACGATGAGAACAATGTTGAACGTCTGAGAGTGTCATATGACATTCTGAGTGCCTCCAGACGCCTAAAAGAGTTTAAACCGTGTTTAAAAAAGTATTTGACTGGTCATATTCAGTCAAGATTACTTGCCATCCAACCTGATGAGTGGGAAGTGGCAGCTATGCTACCTATGCAACAGTTTCGGAAAGCTACCGTTCAAGAAGTTTGGCAAGATTCCACAAGAAAAATAAGGAAAGATTAAATGGCCTGGATAGATGAACTATTCTCAGTACCAGAAAGATTAACTAGTCAAATTAATCAAACCCTAACGGGTGGCATTAGTGTTCGTTCTACAAAAGGAAGAATTTCGGACTTCAAATCTAGTTTTGTCAAGGACCTTGCAAGACCTAGTAGATTTGATGTTCTTCTTCCAATACCATTTGCCATGACACCATACATTTCTTCTTCTAGAAGTTTACAATATCGATGTGAAGCAACACAATTGCCAGGAAGAACTTTTGCAACTACAGAACAAAA